GCCTGTGGATATCACGAAGGAATTAATACTAAAGCGGAAACATTTTCTAAGAAGAGATCTGGTCTCAAGTTTGTAACTGGAGATATCAGAGCTATTGGTGATAGAAATATCACGGAGAAAACTGCTAGGTTTTATGGTTATCAATCTCTTATAAAGAATGGTGATCGTGTTGATATCGCTCCCTTCTATAAAGATGGGGTGATGGTAGCACAAAAGTTACGTGGTCCCAAGAAAGCATTTCAATGGCGTGGAGATACCAACAAAGTTTCTTTGTGGGGTCAACACCTATGGAAAAGTGCCAAAGGAAAACGACTCGTAATTACTGAAGGTGAGATAGACTGCATGTCTGTTGCTCAATTACTTGAGTGCAAATGGCCTGTAGTTAGCTTACCTTCTGGAGCAGCTGGAGCTGCGAGAGCAATTAAAGATAACTTAGAATTCGTTTGTAGTTATGAAGAAGTTGTTCTTATGTTTGATATGGATGAGGCAGGTCGTGATGCAACTAAAGAAGTTGCCGAACTATTGCCTCCAGGTAAATGTAAAGTAGCTAGTCTACCTTACAAAGATCCTAATGAATGCCTACTTAAGAATCAAGGTAAAGCTATTATTCAAGCTATGTGGGAAGCACAGAAATATTCTCCGGATGAGATTGTTCATGTGTCACAGGTTGTACAATCAGCTACCCTTGAAGGTACTAGGGTATATCCCTTCCCCTTTGATAGCTTGTCTGAGTTTCTACTTGGGCAACGAAGCGGAGAGATTACTTTGTGGGCTTCAGGTACGGGTTCTGGTAAGTCTACTATTCTTAGAGAGATAATACACCACCACCTAATTGAAGGTCGTAGTGTCGGAGCTATTATGCTTGAGGAATCTCCACAAGAAACAGTAGATGATATGATATCGCTTATCATTAACAAGCCCGTGAAGGCTATTAGAGCTAAGCGTATCATGAATGAACTACGTTCTAAGCTAGGCAAAGAACCTATCAGTGTTGACATCATAGATGACTATACTGATGAGGAGTATGCCATTGCTAGGAATACTCTTGAAGGTTCTCAATTATATATCTATGATCACTTAGGCAACAGTGGATTACAGAATCTCTGTGCTAGAATTGAGTTCATGGCTGTATCATTAGGTGTTGATGTTATTGTACTAGATCACATTACTGCTGCTGCCGCTGGACTTATCGGTAGTACCAATGATTATGATGGTGGTAGTTCTGAACGACTGCTTATTGATAACATTATGAAGGAACTTAGAGCACTGGTATCTCGTACTGGTGTACATATTGATGTAGTGTCTCAACTTAAGAAGACCAATAAGGCATACGAAGAAGGAGAAAGGATTACCTTACAAGATCTTCGTGGCTCTGGTTCTCTGTCCAGTGTTCCTAACACAGTTGTTGCACTGGAGCGTGACAGACAGAATGCTGATCCTAAGATAGCCAACACAACTACAGTTAGGGTTCTAAAGAACAGACTAACTGGTAAGTCTGGTGTTGCTTCATGTCTATACTATGACCACTCAACTGGCAGACTTCAAGAACTTGACTTTGCTTTTGATGATGGTGGTGAGTTGGTACATGATTGGGATGCTGTGTGATAATAGTTACTGGAGCAGGTCGCTGCGGTAGTAGCTTAATGATACAAACCTTACACCTTCTGGGTGTTCCCTTAGTAGGGGAGCCCCAGAATCAGGTGTATGAACACTGCTTGTGGGGAGGATACCATAAAGATAAATCAGTTGAGATTAAAATATCTAAAGAACAAAACAATAAAGCTGTAGGTTTTAATCCTAAAGGTTATTGGGAATTAGATTTCTATACCCTACTTGATATATGTCATGGGAAATATACTGGAACTACTAATGGTCATGCGGTTAAGTTAATGGGTGAATTGATTTTAGAAACTAATGCTAAAGATATTGAAAAGGTAGTTGTATGTAAACGATATGATACTATAAGACAGGCAGAAAGTATGTATGATCTATCACGTCTAGACATAGAGATTGTTGACGAAAACAAACTAGACTGCCCATTTGCAGACGTATACAGAGACATGACTATGCAGGATATACACAACAAAATGGGACTCCATAATTTTATGGTTGATAAGTGGGTAGAGGATACCAATATACTATACTTAAATATTTACTTCGAAGACATGTTAAGTAAACCAAAAGAAACAATTAAAAATCTAGTCCACTTCCTTGATATAGGCGAGGTGGATATTACTGAAGCTGTAGATAATGTAGATGAAAGATGATAAGAAATGAAGTTAGTATTCGATATTGAGGGGAATGGGTTAGCTGAGTTAACCATTGAGAAAGAAGTACCTGTCATAGAAGCTACTAGGATATGGTGCATGTGTGCTATGGATGTTGATACGGGTAAGATGTATACATTCTTAGAACACGAAATAGAAAAGGGTGTTAAGCTGTTAAGATCGGCTGACGTTTTAATAGGACACAATATTATTCAATATGATATACCCTTATTAGAAAGATTATATGGGGAGATAAACACAAAGGCTTATGATACTCTTATAGTATCCAGACTAGTATACCCCGATAGAAGAGACCACCCATTTGGGGGCAACTCTCTTAAAGCATGGGGAGAATACTTAAAGTGTAATAAGATTCAGTATGCTTTAGGCTTCGAGGAGTTCCATGATAGTATGGTTTCCTATTGTAAGCAAGATGTTATTATTACAAAGAAGATATTTGATACACAGCGTGACTCTGGTTTTCTTTCAGACTATCCTAAGTCTATTAAACTTGAACACGATGTGGCTAAGATACTAGCAAGCCAAATGGATAACGGTATCGGTTTCAATTTAGATGCTGCTAATAAACTTGAGTACGACTTATTAATGGAGAAGGTTTTAATCGAAGATGAAATGTCTGAGACCTTCAAGCCTATTACAGAAGAAAGATGGTCGGATAAAACCGGCAAGCGTTTGAAAGACAGAGTTACTTACTTTAATCCCGGCTCTCGTAAACAAATTGCCGATAGACTACATAGCAAGTATGGTTGGCGAGGACCAAAGACAGAAAAAGGTAATCCCAAAGTAGACTCTGGCGTTCTAAGAAAACTTAACTATCCAGAAGCAAAGACTCTAGTTAAATACTTTGATATTATTAAGATGTTAAGTCAACTATCGGATTGGATATTAAGATCTGTTAGTTCAAGAGATGGACGTATACATGGCTGTGTCAATACACAGGGTACTGTTACTGGTAGAATGACAGCAAGCCAACCAAACTTGCAACAGGTATCAGGAGACCCAAGAGCACGGGCTCTGTTCGTTCCTAGAGATAGTTGGGTTCAGGTTGGGGTAGATGCCTCTGGACTAGAAGCACGTCTCCTAGCCAATCGTATGGCTAGATGGGATGATGGTTCTTATGGAAAGACTGTACTTGATGGTGACATACACACTGTTAACCAAAAAGCTGCTGGCTTATCTACTAGAGAAGATGCAAAGACTTTCTTCTATGCCTTAATCTATGGAGCTGGTGATACTAAGATTGGCAATATAGTTGGAAAGAGAGCTAAAGAAGGAAAGCTAATGAAGAATAAATTCTTTGACAACATGCCTGCTCTTAAGAATCTTATGGATAACTGTCAGTTTCAGGTGTCAAAGAAGGGTACTATTACTTTGCTTGATGGTAGAGAAGTGCCGTGTCGAGCTAAGCACAAAGCTTTAAATGTACAGATACAAGGTGATGGTGCAATAATTATGAAGCTAGCCCAATGTAAGCTGAACGATAAACTAAATAAGATATACCCTAACCGTGTATCTTTCATGGCTACTGTTCATGATGAGTGGCAACTAGAATGTGAACCAGAGATTGCTGATGATGTGGGTAGATTAGGTGTTGATGCTATTATAGATGCTGGGCATGAGTTAGGTTGTGTTGTACAAATGGACGGTAACTATCGCATTGGAAAGAACTGGTCTGAATGTCACTAGAATACACTGTACATTTTTATGATACTAGATCTCTTGATTGGAGGAACCAAGGAATAGGATACTTTTCTAGGACTAATATCACACATTGTGGATTAGAAGTAAACAATGGAACACTCGCTGTTGAGTATGCTGTCATAGAAAAACGTAATGGTGTCTCTGCTATAAAGCCACACATATATCATGGCTTAATTGCAGCTCCTTTAGAGTCTTTTAAGCTTGGGGTTATAGATGATATATTACCTATTATTCCAGTTGATTTTGAAATCAGGTGGACCAATTATCTTTTCTATCATTTGTTAGGTAGATTTATAAATACTCCTATGCCAGATAGTTGTGCTACATTTATATCTAGTTTTTTAGTGGACATAGGTATATTAAATAAAAAAATATTTTATCCGGAGGATTTGTATAAGGAGCTAAGAGATGCAATTAATAGTAATCGCTGGTCAAGCTCAAGTAGGTAAAACTTCTTTAGCGCATATAATTGCAAAGAATGCTTTTGCAATGGGGCTTATTCCAATACTTTGTTCATTTAGTACTAAAGAATTTGAGAAACGCTTACTGTCTATTCGAGATGAAGAGCGTAAGGATATAAAAGATGATCGCAAATACTGGGAACGATGTGTTATAGTTGATGACTGTAGATATCCTAGTGAAATAGAGATAACTCTTAAGTATAAAGGGACTCTTATATTTCTATCATACGGTACTCGAAAGCCTGATGATCCTGATATTAGATGGAGAAACCATGAGCTAGAAGATATGGCTAAGATAGTAGAAAATAGCACAAACAAAGAACTAAAGAATGTGTTTAACTATTTTATAAGGAATGAAGAAAGCTTAGAAGATCTAGAAGAAGAGGTAAAGCTACTGGTTCCTATATGGTGTGGTGTTCAGCCAAAGAATGGTAGAGTTATTACAGAGTATAGTGAACATGCAGAGGATCTTGCTAGATGTATAGATGAACTTGTAGATTTGCTTCTATTAGGAGAAGATCTATTCTCTGGAATCGATGAAGATGAGGAAGACGAGGACGAAGATGAAGAAGATACCTAAAAAAGCTATGTTGGATGGAGACATACTAAAATATCATACTGCTTTCTGGGCTGAAGCTAATAATCCTGACCACTTTCCAGTTAAATTAGACTCCTTAGTGGAAAAGTGGACTCCGGATGGGGTATCCAAGATAGTAATTGCCTTATCCTGTAATAGGTCTGATAACTTTAGAAAAAAAGAATGGCCCAATTACAAAAGCAATAGAATAGATTCTTATGTTCCAGAGTATTTACATGATGTTTATGATTTTATGATAGAAAATTATAAGTGTAAGCTTCTGCCAAATCTTGAAGCTGATGATATCTTAGGTATCTATGCTTCTAAGAATACTCATATTGCTGTTACGGTAGACAAAGATTTACTTGGAGTTCCTGGGTGGCACCTTAACCCCAACAAAGACAAAGACTTACGTTACATAACTAACAAGGAAGCTCATAGGTTCTTCTGCAAGCAGTGGATAATGGGGGATTCTGTAGATAATATACCTGGTTTATGGAGAGTTGGGCCTAAAAAAGCTGATAAGATGTTGGAAGAGTGGGATGAAAAGGATTGGGAAGCCAACATTATAAAACTATATACTGATTTTAAGTATAGGATAAGAGAGAACTGCGGATTAACCGATGCCGAGGTAGCAATAGCCATGGCTAGGTGTGTTAAAATACTCACCAGCAAAGAATATAATCTAAGAACAAAGAAGATTAAACTATGGAACCCTATAGTTGGGTCATAAAGACAAAGGAGCTTTAATATGGATCAATTTCAAGGATTTGTGGTAACTAGGAGTTACTGTAGATGGAAAGAAGATTCGGGGAGGAGAGAAACTTGGGAAGAATGTGTAGATCGCTATTACGATTACTTCGAAGGCAGGTTTCCAGAAATAATTGGTACCGATTGGGACGAAATCAGGGTATCGACATTAGATCGAGAAGTTTTCCCTTCTATGAGGGCACTAATGACGGCAGGGGATGCGGCAGAGGTAGACGATACGTGCCTGTACAACTGTTCATACCTACCCATAAATACAATTAGGTCATTCTCTGATGTTTTATACATACTGTGCTGCGGTACTGGTGTAGGATTCTCATGCGAGAAGCAAGAGATATCCCAACTACCTACTATACCGTCCATAGAAAGAGACGAGAAGCTTACTATTGAAGTTCCAGATTCACGAAGAGGATGGGCTGATTCCTTTGGAGAGCTACTATCATCCTTATATGGTGGGTATCATCCTACATGGGATACTAGTAATGTTAGACCAAAGGGAGAGAGACTTAAGACATTTGGTGGTCGCTCTTCAGGACCAGAGCCATTGGAAAGATTGTTTAAGTTTACTGTTAATACATTCTTGGAAGCAGAGGATAGACAACTAACACCTATTGAGGTACATGATATTATATGTATGGTTGGTGAGATAGTTATAGCTGGTGGCGTAAGGCGATCAGCTCTTATATCGCTGTCTGATTTAGATGACAGAGAAATGTCTATGGCTAAATCAGGTGCTTGGTGGGAAAACTCAGGACATAGAGCACTTAGTAATAACTCTGCTGTATACATGTCTAAACCTAGCATGGGAAGATTCATGGAAGAGTGGTCTTCTATTTATGATTCTCATTCGGGTGAGCGTGGTATATGTAATAGGGAAGCTATGAATACAATAGCTACTATGTCTGGTAGAGAGTCTTGTAACTGGGGTACTAATCCCTGCAGTGAAATTATATTAAGACCCAAACAGTTTTGTAATTTATCTGAAGTTGTTGTTAGACCTTATGATAACAAGGCAACTATCAAACGTAAGGTTAAACAGGCTACGATACTGGGTACTATACAATCTGCATGTACTCGGTTTACTTACTTAGATCCTGATTGGAAAGCTAACTGTGAATCTGAAAGACTTCTTGGTGTTTCGTTTACTGGTATATATGATAACAAGTTTATGTGTGTACCATCGGAAGGATTGAAAATGTTTCTTGTGGAACTACGACAGATAGCAAAAGAAACTAACGAAGAATGGGCTGCTATATTAGATATATCTCCATCCAAATCTATAACTTGTTGCAAGCCATCTGGTACTACATCATGTGTAGCTGGTACATCGTCAGGAATTCATCCTAGATATTCTTCTTACTATATACGAAGAGTAAGAATAGATAAAGATAATCCATTGGCTTTGTTTATGGTTGATATTGGTATTCCTCATGAACCTGATGAAAGAAAGCCCGAGGAAACAACTATATTTTCGTTTCCTATAAGGTCTCCCGAGAGTTCTACAACATATAAAGACTATGATCCTATTGAACATTTAGATTTGTGGTTATTGTATCAAAAATATTGGTGTGATCACAAACCTAGCGTAACAATTAACTATACTGATGAGAATTATTTAGCTATTGGTCAGTGGGTATATGATAATTGGGATTGGGTATCTGGTATTTCTTTCTTACCAAAATCAGATCATGTTTATAACCAAGCACCGTTTGAAGCTATATCGGAAAAGAATTATTTAGAGCTATCTAAGTTTATACCTAACTCTATTGATTGGAGTGAGCTTAGTAATTGGGAAATAGAAGACACAACAGTTAATTCACATAGTCTAGCTTGTGTAAACGGATCATGTGAAACTGTAGACATTACGGAGAATTAATATTATGATGCACAATCTTGAAACAGTCTATAGAAAGATGAGACTTAATGCTACGGTTCTGCCTGCAGAGATGCTTTCAGTACTAAAGGATATAGACCAAAGACTTTTAAAACTAGAGGGAAAAAATTCAGATGGAATGGAAAAACCTACCACTACTAGACCAAGAGCTAGTAAAGTTTCTAAGAAAAAAGTATCCTCCTCTTGAATTTAAGTTGGGGGAAGACTCAGAAGAGTTTACTATAAATTCTGTATTCAGGGGTGGGCAGATAGAAGTTATAAACGCTATAGAATCAATTATAAATTTACAACGTAAGGAGAAAAGAAATGGCTAATGGTAATCAAGCTATGATGGAACAAGCAATGATGCAAGGTGCTATGGATATGGGCGCAGGACCAGCTTTAGCTCAGGGTGACACTACTCCTGAAGAACAGGCTGGTCGGGGTGGTGATACATTGCTTTCCCACTTAACTCCTGGCGAAATAGTTATACCTAAAGAACTTATAGAGACTGAGATTGATAGAAGAAAGATTCAGTCTATATTTGATAAACAAGGCTTAGATATAAATCAATTTACTGTGGGTCATGAGTCCAATAGTGTTAATCCAGAAACAGGTTATCCAGAGTTTGGGTTTGGAAGTTGGGTAAGGAAACAAATTCGTAGTGTATCGAAACCTATTCAAAAGGGTTGGGATTATGCTAGGTATAAGAGACAAAGGCAAAAGGCTGAACAATCAGCGCGTGCGGGTGCTGCTCAAGAAGGAGCCGCAGCTCAAGCGAGAATAGATAGACTAATGAAACAATGGGAAGGAAAGCTATCTGCAGCTAAAATAAAATATGAAGCAGAGGCTAAAGCTAAGCGAAGAAAGTTTGCGGCACAGAGTATGGTTCAGGGAAAGAAGTTTGCGAAAAAATTGGGACGGATTAAAAAAGAACAAGCAGGAATTGGCGCACCTATTGGAGTTACTGACTCTGCAGCAGCAGCAGGATATACACCAACTAGGAGGAAAAAGAGTTCTTGGCGGCGAAGTAGGAAAAGAGCCTTGAGAGTGAGAAGGAGACCAGGACAATGAGAAATATAAAATGGGAACTAGAGCATAGATTTCTACAGTTTAGTGGTCCTAGTATTCCACCGGGGCTGTCTGCTGCTGACAGAGAGAGATTACTTGAAAAGGAATCGGAACTTGCTCGTATTCGTGACGAAGAGCAAAGAGAGTTCTTAGCTATCCAAGAAAGACAACGTGTTGCTAGAGAAGAATCTCAACGAACTTTAGCACAACAAGAGGAAGCAGCGCGTTTGGCTGAGATAGAAAGGCTCGAAACAGAAGGAGCCGATGTAGCCGAAACACTTGAAGACCCCGAAGACATAGATACTACTGTAGCAGATATGTTTGCTTCTCTAGCCTTCGGAACAGAATTTGTTTCTGATGTTGAAGAAGAAGAAAGTCTAGAAGAAGAGAGGCCTGAATAATCATGGTTGATATATCCAATAGATTTAGAATACTTGAATCTCTTAGATTAAATAAACTAGAGAGAGCTAGGTATTGTGCGTCCTTAACAGTACCCTCAATCATGCCTCCCGAAGGATGGACAGAACAAAACCAATTACCTCAGCCATTTAGTTCGGTTGCTGCAAGAGGCGTTACGGCTATGGCTAGCAGAATGTTATCAGCACTATTGCCTCTTAATGATATGCCCTTCTTTAAATTTGAAATGGGTACTGGGGCTGAATCAGAAACAGAAGTAGAGAATTTCTTAAGC